CAATGCGTTACAAAGCAACAGAGCGTTACGATGTGGGCTTCACCGACTGGCGTGCAATGTACGGCACACCTGGCGTGTAATAAAACTGGTGAGAGGGAGAGCAATCTCCCTCCATCATTTAGGTACTAGGGAAACAATGCTTATATCGACTGCCCTAGCAGACGTTATAGAGACGATATAAGATATATGCTATAACATTAAAAGGAATTTAAAATGGCAAGAACAACATTTAACGGCCCAGTGTCGTCACAAAATGGCTTTATCAGTGGTCATCAAGTTACTACTGCAAATGCTATCAACGCAACAGCAACAGCAACAGCTGCTCAAGTAGCAACTGGTTACATTACTTCAACATCAGCAGCAGCTACAACTATCACTTTGCCAACAGGCACAGCTTTAGGTAATGAAATTGGCGCAGTTAAAGGCACTACTTTAGATTTGTATATTGACAACACTGCAGGTGCTAGCACAGTAACTATTGCAGTAAATACAAATGCTATCTTATCAACAGCAGCAGCAGATTCTGCAGCTTCTTTTGGTGACTTAACAGTTGCTTCAGGCGTTACAGGCGTAGGAAGATATACTATTATGTTCTCTTCACCAACTGCTTACGTGTTCACTAGAACAGCTTAATTAAAGGAGAAATATAATGGGTCAATTTAAACCAATGGTAAAAATGGAGACTACAGAACCTTCAGTTGAGTTAAAACTCAAAAAAGGTGGTTCAGTAGCTCACAAGAAAATGAAATCAGACTCTTCATCTGGTCACAAACCAATGAAAAAAATGATGGATGGTGGCGTAATGGGTGCTTTAGCATCACAACCAGCTTTAGTTGGTGGTCCTTCTGGTCCAGTTGCTCCTGTAGCAAGACCAGCTAAACCTTCAATGGCAGCACGTCGTATGGCTATGATGAAAGGTCTTAAAAAACGTCCATTCAAAGAAGGTGGCGAGTCAGTAGCTGAGACTAAAGCAGAAATGAAGAAGATTAATAAAGTCGAAAGTGAATTAAAATCTCACGAAGGCAAATCAGCTTCTAAAGCTCACAAAGGTCTTAAAAAAGGTGGTAAAGCTTGTTATGCAAAAGGTGGATCTGTTGCCAATGAAGAAACATACGGTTCTTACAAAACTACTGAAGTTCATCAAGCTAAATCTGACAAGACTTCTGGAAAAACAGGAGAAGTTAAAGAAGGCAATGGTGGCGGTTACAAAACTGGCGGCGTTGTTTTAGGTAACGGCGGTGGTTACAAAACTGGTGGTGTTGCTTTAGGTAATGCTGGTGGTTACAAAAAAGGTGGTAAAGCAGTTGGAGGCCCAATGTTTGGAAAAAAATTTACAACTCCTACAACAGAAAAAAGTCCAGCTCCAAATACAAAACCAATTGGACAAATAATTAGTGACGTAGCTAATAAAGTTAAAGGTGTTGGACTCAAAAAAGGCGGCAGCTCAAAAAAAGCATTTGCTAGTGGTGGTAGTGTAAACGACGAAGGCAAGGCCACTAGCATGCCACAAGGTAACAAAAGACCTTCAAGCCCTGTAAGTATTAGTAAACTTTCAGGTACTTTCAAAAAAGGTGGTAATGTTTCTAGTAAAAAGTTACAAAACGCCTTTATGAATGAAAACGCACCAGCACTTAAAGCTTCCAAAGCAGACTCTAACGAAGTTTATAGCGTTTACGGCGGAAAAAAAAAGCCTAAGCATTTCGTAGGTGGTGGTATGGCTGAAGATGACACTACAGGATATAAAATTCCTATGTCAGCTCCAGAAGGTAATGTAAGTGACCTAGCTTATCAATCTGTTAAACAGGCTGAAAAAGCTGGTAAAAAAACGATGATTGACAAGCCAACAAAATCATCTGAGAAAAGATATCCATCAGGTTTAACTGATAGCGATATTGATAAGTTACTTAATTCTAAAGAGTTTAGAAAAGGTGCTTCACATTTTTCAGATTATAAAACTGGCGGCAAAGCAAAGAAGTAAACTAGGACAGGGGAGGCAACTCCCCTTCCACTAATTTAATATAAGGATTTAATATGGGTACATACTCTTCAGCAACAAGACAAGGTGCATATGAACCATTTGATTTGCAAGTAGCACGCGGTCAAGTTGATGGTCATTCTTTACAGAATATTTTTGGATATCAAGCAGCTTTAACTACTACTGCATTATATCCAGTATGGGAAAATCTTTCTACGTATACATATCCTGTTTCAGCAACAACTATGTTGCTTTATAGTGCATCTGCATCTGACACAAACGTTTCTGTTTTAATTAATGGACTTGATGCAAACTTTAATCCAATTTCTGAAACACTACTATTAACCAATGGTACTACAGGCGTTACAACAGTTAATAGTTATTTAAGAATTAATGGATTAGTTTTAACAACAAGCGTTGGTAATGTTGGTAAATTATCATTAAGTAATGCAGGTAAATCAGTAACTTACGCAGCTATAAATGCAGGTATTGGTAAATCACAAGCAGCTATTTATACAGTTCCAGCGGGATATACATATTATTTAAATCGTGCTGATATTCAAATTGCACTTGTAGCAGGCGGAAATGGTTCTGTTAACTACCAAGTTTATGCAAAAAATAATGTATCTGGCGTTGCTTTAACAGTGTTACAAACATCTTTTGTTAATTTATTTAGCATTCGTAGAGTTACACCATTTGCATTTACTGAAAAAACTGATCTTCAATGGCAAGCACAAACTGATACAGGTACTGTTCATATTGGTGTAAACGTAGAAGGTTATTTAATTAAGAATCCTGACTAATCATGCCACTAATTAAATCAAAATCACCAAAAGCTTTTAAACAAAACATTAAAGCTGAAATTAAGGCTGGTAAACCACAAAAGCAAGCTGTAGCTATTGCATACGCTGTAAAACGCTCAGCTAAAAAAGCTATGGGCGGATCATGTAAATGGTAAAGAGAGGTTTATATGCCAATATTCATGCTAAACAAGAGCGTATTGCTCACGGTAGCAAAGAACATATGCGTAAGCCTGGTTCAAAAGGCGCACCAACTGCTAAAGCGTTTAAAAAGTCAGCATTAACTGCAAAGCCAATGAAGTCAGGTGGCGTATCTCTAGCGGTAGGCCGCGGAGAAAAGCTACCTACTAAACAAGGTGCAGGATTAACTGCTAAAGGCCGCGCTAAATATAACAGAGAAATAGGAAGTAATTTAAAGGCACCACAACCTCAGGGAGGTTCACGTAAGAATAGTTTTTGTGCTCGCATGTCAGGTGTTGTAAAACACTCTAGCGGAGATGCACCAAGAGCTAAAGCTTCTCTAAGACGTTGGAAATGCCCAGGTTGGTAAAGGGAAAATATGGCTTACTCAGGTACAATTGGCACTACAGTCGTTACAGTACAAGATTTTATTGATGAAGGTGCTAGACGCTGTGGTAAATTAGCTGAAGAATTAACTTCAGAACAACAAATCTCCGCAAGAAGATCATTAAACTTCTTACTATCTCACTTAATCAATATTGGTATTCAATATTGGGCTATTGACAAGAAGGTTTTTGGTCTCAATGCCGATCAATATATCTACGAGCTACCTCTAGGTGCCAATGACGTTTTAAATGCGTTATATCGCACTACAACGCGTCCACAACCCAATGCTGAAGGTGCTTACATTACTTCAACAGCTTTATCTCAGGGGAACCTAGCAAATGTTTTTGATAGTGATGTTGATACTTATGCAACACAAGGTTCAGCTAATGGATATTTTGCTCTCAATTACGGCACTAATAATTATGTATACGCTGGCACAATAGGTTTCATGCCATACATACCAAATCAAGGTACAGCGGTTTGGTCATTTACATACGAATATTCAACTGATGGTGTGACATGGCTTACATTGCATGACATGCCAAACACGACAGTGACTGACAAACAATGGATTTGGACAGACATTGATCCTGGTCAAACAGTACAATACTACCGTGTAAGAGGTTATAACGGTACTACATTAGCACTTCGTGAGTGGTTTGTAGGTGATAACACACGTGAAGTGATGATGTCACGTCTTAATCGCGATGATTACACCAATTTACCAAATAAAAACTTTACAGCTAATCAACCATATCAATTTTGGTTTGATCGCACAATTCCTAAGCCATCTATTTATTTATGGCCAACTCCAAGTGATCCATTCATTCAAATGACTGTATGGTATTCACGTCAAATTATGGATGTAGGTGCATTAACTGACGAATTAGAAGTACCACAACGTTGGTATGAAGCTGTTGTTATGATGTTAGCTCATAGAATGGCTTTGTCGTTACCAAATGTTCAAATGGATCGCATCCAATATTTAGAAAAGATGGCCGCACAATATCTAAATGACGCTGAGCAAGAGGAAAGAGATAGGTCACCAATTTATTTTGCGCCTAACATAAGTGTATATACTAGATAATGCCAAAATGGTTAGATACAACAGGGCTTACAACGATTGCGATAGCCGTATGTGATCGTTGCAAGATGAAGAGACCACTTGCTGATCTCTCATCAGACTTTAATTTCCCTGGTTTAAGAGTATGTAGTTATGGTTGTAAAGACAACTTTGACCCATATCGTCTTGCCGCACGCAAAACAGAGCGTATTAACTTAAGATTCCCAAGACCAGATGTAAGCGTAGCCACAGATCCTAATGAGCTTATTACAGGCGGTTATGGAGGTTTTGTCATATCTACAGAAGGCAATACAAACCAAATTGTAAATGATGGTAATAATGACGGCTTAAGAACAACTCCTCCAGTATTACCAGAACAATCACAGGATTAAGATGGCAAACGTACAGATAACCCAATTACCTAATGCCAACCCTCTTGTAGGTAATGAACAAGTACCTATAGTTCAAAGTGGCATTACTGTAAAAACAACTGTAGGTGCTATTGCAGCAGCTCAAGCTCCAGTATTAAATGCTGAGTATGTTCTTGTTAATAGTAATCCAACATTTCCAAATAGTAGATATTTATCAACTGCTTTACCTATTTCTTATACAGATAATGGCGCTGGTTCTGACATTGTTATCTCACTAAGAGACTCTACAGTTACTCCTGGATCATATACAAACGCTAACATCACTGTTAATTCAAAAGGCCTTATTACTGCCGCGTCAAATGGAACTAATAGCTTTGTAACTCTTATCAATACAGGTTTAGGTTTAACTGGCGGCCCAATCACATCTACTGGCACAATTTCTATTGATCCTACTGTAACAGCTACACTTACAGATACACAGACACTTACAAATAAAACAATTAGTGGCGCAAATAATACGCTCACTAGCATTGGTAATTCATCACTTACAAACTCATCTGTTACTTACAATGGTGTTACTGTCGCGTTAGGAGCTTCAGGAACAATTACTGCAGCCAATCCTTTCTCATTAGCTACTGGCACAGGTCTTACAGGAGGTCCATATAATGGATCATCAGCCGTAACAATTACTATTGATTCTACTGTAGCTACAGTTACAGGCGCGCAATCATTTACAAATAAAACAATTAATGCATCACTAAACACATTAACAAATATTCCTAACGCTTCATTAACTAATAGCACAATTACAATTAATAGCACGCCTATTAGCTTAGGTGGAACAGCTACTATTACCGCAACTGTTGCAAATCCTCTTACTATTGGTACAGGACTTTCTGGTACAAGTTTTAATGGATCAACACCAGTTACTATTGCTATTGACTCTACAGTCGTTACGCTAACTGGAAGTCAAACACTTACAAATAAATCAATAAGTGGTTCAACAAATACATTTACAAATATTCCAAACTCTGGATTAACTAATAGTTCAATTACTATTAATGGAACACCTGTAAGCCTTGGTGGATCAATAACTGTTACAGCTTCAATCAGCACATTAACAATAGGAACAGGCCTTACAGGCACAAGCTATAATGGAACAGCTCCAGTTACTGTAGCTATCGATACTACGGTTGTTGCTACAACTAACAACTCAATAACATTTACTAATAAATCAATAAGCGGATCAACCAATACATTAACCAATATTGGCAATAGCTCGCTTACAAATAGTTCTGTGACTATCAATGGTTCAAGTGTAAGCCTTGGCGGATCTACAACCGTTACAGCAACTGCAACCAATGCATTAACTATTGGCACTGGATTAACTGGCACATCATATAATGGTTCAAGTGCAGTGACAGTGGCCATCGACTCTACTGTAGCTACACTTACTGGCACTCAAACGCTTTCAAACAAAACACTTACTAATCCGATTGTATCTACATTACTACAAGTTTATGGTTCTGGTGTTACATCATACACACCATTTGCAACAGCATTACAAACTAATGTAGCTAATACAAATAATTATAAAGAAGTATATGGCGTTAACTTAAATAGCGGTTCTGATGCTTCATTTGACTTTGTAGCTTACAACGATGCTTCAGATGTTAACTCATACTTCATTGACATGGGTATGAACAGCTCTGGATTTAGCTCCGTATCATTCCCAATATTTACACCTAATTCTGGTTATCTATACACAGGTGGTGGTTTAACTGGCCAATCAGCTAACTTATTTATAGGTACAAGCAATACAAATAGTGATTTAATTTTATTTACTGGTGATGTACAGACATCAAACATTCGCGCAACAATCAAAGGAGACACTGGTAATTTCTTAATTGGCACATCTACAGACAATGGTTATCAACTTGCTGTTCAAGGTACAACTAAATTTAACGGAGCTGCGTTATTTGGATCAACAGTAACTTTAAATGCTGACCCAACTTTAGCATTACAAGCAGCCACAAAACAATATGTAGATAATAAAGTTTCAACAGGTATTAATTATCACGATCCTGTACAGGCAGCCACAACACAAAGCTTAGCAGCACAAACAGGTGGCACAGTAACATATAACGCACCAGGCCCTGAAGGTGTAGGTGCAACTATTACTTTATCTGTAGCTTTAACTGTATTAGATGGTTATACACTTGCGAATACAAATCGTATTTTAGTTAAAGATGAAGTCAACCAAGCTTATAACGGAGTATATACATGGGCTACAGGCGGTACAGTTTTAACCCGCGCAACTGATGCAAATACTTACGGATCTAATGTAAATCAACTTAGCCAAAACGATTATTTCTTTGTACAAAATGGAACAGTTAATAAGGGAACTTCATGGATAGTTTCTACCGTTGGTACAATTAATTTTACAACCACACCTATTACTTTTGGTCAGTTTAGTAGTTCACAAATTTACACTGGCGTGTCACCAATTGTTGTTACAGGTACAGTTATTTCACTTACTACAGTACCAGCAACACTTGGAGGTACAGGCACCGCAACGGTTACAACAGGTGATTTACTTTATGGTTCTGCTACTAATACATGGTCTAAATTAGCATTAGGTTCTGCATACAAATCATTAATTGTTAACGCTTCTGGTACGCAAGTAGAATGGAACTCAATTCCATTAAATCAAGCAACTGCTGTATCAGGTCAATTAAGCGTAAGTAATGGTGGTACTGGCGCATCTACATTAACTGGTTATGTTATTGGAAATGGAACCTCTGCATTTACAGCATCAGCAACTATACCTACAACCAATTTATCTGGCACGATTAGTAATGCTCAATTAACAAATAGCTCTATAACAATTAACGGTAGCTCTATAAGTTTAGGTGGATCAGCAACAATTACTGCCAATACTACAAACTCACTTACATTTAACAATAGTGGAACTGGGGATGTATCAGGCACTACATTTAATGGCTCTGCTGCAAAAACAATTTCTTACAATACCTTAGGCGCTCCAAAAGCTGATGGTACTGGCGCTACTGGTACTTGGGGAATTAACATATCTGGCAATGCAGCAACTGCTACATCTGCTACAAGTGCTACAACAGCAACTACAGCCACTAATATAGCTGGCGGTGCTGCTAACTCAATACCATATCAAACTGGTTCTGGAGCTACATCATTTATTGGAATTGGCTCAAATAGCCAAGTTTTAACTGTAGTAGCAGGCGTTCCAACATGGGCCACACCAGGCGCTGTTACAGCTGTAACATCATTCAGCGCAGGAACTACAGGATTTACACCTAATACAGCCACAACAGGCGCTGTGACTTTAGCTGGTACATTGAACGTATCTAACGGCGGTACTGGCACCACAAGTATTACTGGCATTATTTATGGTAACGGAACCTCAGCATTTACAGCCGCAACCGCATCAGATGTAGTGACATTGATAGGCTCGACAGCAGTCACAAACGCTACAAATGCTACTAACGCAACGAATGCAACCAATACTGGTATCACTGACGATACCTCAACAAACGCGACAGTTTATCCAACCTGGGTAACTGCTAATACTGGTAATTTACCGCAAAAAGTTACCTCAACAAAATTGACTTTTAACCCGTCAACTGGTGTGTTAACATCAACTGGCGGTATCACTGGAGGAAGTTTCTAAAATGGCACAAGCTGGCTACACGCCCATACAATTATATTACAGCACCACTGCTACAAATACGCCTACTGCAGGCAATTTAGCAAATGGTGAATTAGCTATCAATATACCTGACGGTAAATTATTCTATAAGGATGG